CATCTTGCTAAATACCTCTAGCACTTTATAACCGATGGAAATGAGAAAATCTCTGCTCCCTATCGTTATGTTATTGATGACAGCGGGTGCCGCCCAAGCAGGTGGACTCGTTACTAAACATGCTTCCAGTGTGCAGTTGAATGTTGATGCAGCAAGGTCTACCGTCTCCAGAGTTGGAAACTCTTACGCGATCTCAGGTAGTGGTATAAACACTACTGATGGCACGACTGCTGGCACTATCTCAGCAGGCACGATCACCTCAGGTGTCATGGCACCTGGCACTATCGCAGCAACACAGCATACAAACGGCAATGCATTTAGCTATAGCCAGTCCTTTACTCAAGGTGATGCTATTTCAACTAGCGCACCAACTGTAGGTGATGTAAGCAACTACTCCTCTCAGACCTCATACACTGCTGGAGTTGCATCAACCCTTGCAGGTACAGTCTTGAGTAGCGGTGCTCTTACGGTAACGGCTGGTGGAGCTGGCACATCTGCCACGGGACAATTCGTCTCTGAGATCACTGTCATTGACTAGGAGCGTTAGGGATGACCCATTTTGGAAAGACGATCTTATGGTCTGTGATGTCTGTGGTGGGTGCAAGTGTCATACTTGCTCCTGCCCAGGCGGTCCCCGTGGTCCCAAACTTCACCCAGGGGTCAATGACGAGCCACACGGAAACGACCAGTAAGGTAACAGAAACCATAAACAGCATGGACTATAACACAGGGTATCAATACTCTGTGACTGGCTCAGGAGTTACCGCTTCAGGTAACCTAAATCCTGGTACAGGTACAAACAATGTAACTATTGATGGAGTGACTTCTTCATGGACAACGCCGACCAACAAACCAGCGTTTACACAAACGACACCAGGCGCAGCGTTTCAATTCACGGAAACTCTGAGCGGACCAGGGTTGACTCAACAGACAATTATCCAAAGGGTAACAGAGGTGACAAGCGTCACCGATACTACAAGTATCTTTACCCAGTAATAGCACTGTTTATAGCAGCACCAGTCAACGCCGAAACAGTTGGTGGTGTATCAGCAACAGCATCTCCAATCGCGAATAGCTCTGGCTCAGTGACGAACCAAGCTATTCAGGTTTTGCAGGGACCATACATTACTAATACATATGGGAATGGTATTAGTTGTCAAGGACCCACTATGAATTTCACCCCGTATGTGACAGGCACAGCGTCTGCATCTAAACCATACGAGCCTTACTATCAAGATCCTGTATATGATATGCGTGATCTAGATGAAGACGGATCTTTAGATAATCCTGGCTCGATTTTATACCATGTCCCCACTAGGACAGGACAGAAAGACAACTACAGTATTGGCGTAGGTTTCTCTGCTACATGGTCAACACCATTAGATAAGAAACTACAAGCACAATGCAAAGAAGCAGCTGCTGCTAACATCAACATGATGAATCAACTAACTGCTAACAAGCGTCTCGACTTTGAGATTGCGAGACTAAAAAATTGTGGAAATTTAATGAAGGAAGGTATTCGCTTTGCACCTGGCACACAGTATGCTTCCATCTGTGCAGATGTCCAAGTGACTAATGTAAATGTATTAAAGGATCACAGGCACTCTATTCCTTCCCCTTCAGTTTCCGAATCGCGTGTGAGCGAATCCGCTGCTGATCTTGGCGCTCCTTTGACGACTCAATCGGAGGAGTCTTCCCCCGTATCGCAGCAATCTTCTTCATTACCTTCTTCACAGTCGGCTTCACCACTTTCAGAATTAGATCGGCAAGCGGTTTTGAAAGCAGTGCAGCAGTCGTTGCAACGACAGCAATCGATGCAGTCGCAGTAACAGCACCAGCACTAGGAAGATTACCTATAACCTGATCAGGAATGGATAGTTTATCTGTTACCTGTATACACTCCTTACCAACCAGTCGATACTCAGTGACCTTCTTGTCACCCTTGATGTGTCCGACTGGTTCTTTTAATGCTTGTGCCTCTGTGGGACAGTCTACCTTTGCAGTCGCTGCACCAGTGCCTGCAGGGATCTCTGGTGTGTCAACCTCTGGTTGCTCAGGAGATTTTACTGGTGGGACTGGAGAGTTATACTCAAAGTCCATCTTGTTAGTGTCGTAGTCAAGAGGACTGAAGTTTGGCATACCAGCATCGCAGTATGTTATCAGTCCATTCTCATCATCTACACCTACAGTATTAGAATTATTTTTTGATTCGTGTGCCTCTACACATCCAGGCATGTCTACAATAGGCACACCTATCTGCTCTGTGATAGGGACATTGGGTGGGATTACTCTTGGAGGATTTACAATCCAATCACGGACTTCAGAAATTCTAACATTCCCAATGTCAATGTTTCTAATATTGATATCAATATCAGGAATATCAGGCATAGGTCACCACCAATACAACACGACGATCTTTCTCAGGTAGAGCATGACAATGTGGTCCTTCAAATAGGCACGCAGTGTCTTCATTTGCAGGGAATGATTCATCGCCAGCGATGGTATCACCACCAGCGTCCGTCAAATATATGATAACGTTTTTATGTGGGAAGGTATGGTCTTCATGCACAGCACCAATCTTAGGGTTGGATGGCAACGGCTCAATAGCATTTGCATTCATCCTTAAGAGGTAGTTGAATCCTATGTCCTCGTTATGTTGACAGATCTGACTAAAGACAACCTGGAATAACTGTAGATATTCACATTGTTGCACTGGGTATCCAGCAATCTCAGGTCTCTCTAGAAAGATATGACTATAGAAGTAAAAATTATCTAACTGATTTTGAGTCCGCATCCAGGGGAAAAACTCCCCTGTTACCAGACTCTTTAACTCATGATACTCATGGGTTTGAGGGACAATCAACTCTTTCATAATTAAAATTAGCAATCATTAAATACTGACCCCACTTGTGATCCAACCGATGAGCCTGCCTTCTGACCCAGAAGCAATGCCCAACCACCTGCTAGCCATCCAACGTATGGGATACCCATTACAGCAGGGACAGCAACACCAGCAGCGATAGCACTACCTGCCATTGCACCTTGTGAGCGTGCTCCAGCGTCCGCGATTAAACACTGTACGTCTTTCGCAGACTTTCCCTCGCTGTCAACACCCCCAATATTTCTAGTCCCATCCATAGTGTATTGATCACTACGAAACTCTGTGCGGTCTTCAAATGTCTTACCACCAAAGAAACCACTTTTACTTTTAGTGAGGTCTAAGGATTTCTGAGACTCAAGGATAGCAGGATCGTTTGCTTTGTATTCGATACTGTAACCATCCTTACCTGCTTCTATTTTGTAAGAAGAGTAAGGTGTGCCTCGTGGGATATTAATGGTAGGGACCTGAGGATGCTTCGGCCTGTTGACTACATACCCAAGTAATCCAATATGTGCCACAGCAAATAAACCACCAACTGTAGCAGCTACAATCTTTAGTTTATTATTCATGGCAATCTCATTCCAGGAACTCCTCCACCTTTACCTTCACCAAAAGGCAGAGCAGCACCTCCTGTTGCCTTAGGTAACTCAGGCATTGCGCCATCCACAATACTAGGCAATGCACCAGCGATTGCTTCTGTCGCTGCTGCAGCAACCTTACCCATAAGTTGTGCGGTAATTGCATCCTTCTGCACATACAGATAGGTGCCACCTCCGACGATACCTGCAGTACCTACAAATGATAGGACTGCCATTACATTAATTAGTTTTTGCATAACATTTACAGTTTGTAGGATTCATCTGTAGAAATTTTGATTGGTCCCTGCTCAAGACGAATAGTCTGTGAAGGTGCAGTCTGTGCTGCTTTCTCAATCAATCTTTCCATCTGGTCTTTGGTAATTCCACCACCATTACCACCACCTTCTCCAGCTTTCTTTGCTGCCTGAACACCAAAAGTAGCCAAAACGCCTGTGAAGACGCTGGCTATGAAAGTTGGATCGAGTTTCTGCTCTGGAATACCCAGTGCAGGGGGTAATTTAATATACGCTAGAGTGAGTATACCACCACTCCAAACGAGAATACCAAGTCTAACAAAAGTAGACAGAATAGCTAGCTGCTCTTCTTTGTCATCAGCTGCTTCTTTGATTTTACCTAGGAGACCTTTCTTTTTAGGTTCTTCCTTCGGTGTGGTTTCTTGTGACATTAGGATTCAACTGGTTGTTTTTTCTTCCCAATATTATATTTGGACTCTAGAGACCATTCACCTTTATCCTTAAAGGACAAAACTTTGATTTGGTTAAGGGGAGCAAGCTCTCCTACCTCTTCATCACGAGCAATGTCAATCAGACCCCAGTCTGATAACAGTTTCGCAATGCGACTTCTACGTTCGATATCATTCGTAGTGATGTTTGTTGGCTTACCATCCAACGCAAACAACTCCTTGAAGTGTACGACGTAATACTTACCACGTTTGTGGAGAATGTGACAAGACTGATACAGTTTGCGCTCTTTCCTAGACGCAACACCAATACGGGTGAGGGTTTCTCTTACCTTGAGAAAATCGTCGGGTTCTTTAAGCGTCACTTCTAACATCATGTCTTGAGACCATTGGATCTCATCGCTCATTTCTTACCTCCAGTATTCAATTTAGATGCAATAATTTTTAGCTGGTCCTGGGTTAGAATCTTTAGTGCCGCTTGTGCTTTCTCAGTGTTGTAACCATAGTATCGTTTAACTAGGTCAAGATCACCGTCTTTTATCTTCTTGTCCCACGGGGAAAATCTCTTCGATTTCCTAACACTATATAGGAAATATTGATATTGTAAGTCACTATCTAAGTTCTGACACGCATTCATCTCATTAGCGTGCATCAACGTATCAATGTGGTGCATCATACACTTATTGATAACGTATGCTGGATACTTCTTCATAGCAATAGGATCCTCTGAGAGATCCCCTTGCTTCAGGTTGATACTGTTGAGGTAATCTTTGAGAGGAATGTCATACTGTTTCATAAAGGGATGCCAGAGGAGTGGATTCAGTGAAGTTGGTAACTAACAATTCAGTCTTGAGTTTATTATCTGGACGGTGCTTCATACCATAGGTAATACGAAACTCTTCTTGATGGTAGTCAGTATATGCTTCTTTCAACTCATCGTCAATGTTGTATGTAACCAACCAACTGTGAGGACATACCTTACAGTCTTCCACAAACTGAGTGTGGTTAAAATTCTTATGCATCTCGGCGTTAGTGCCGTAGAGATATGTGTTGATCTTGTATGGAGGATCCAGGAAGATGAATGTATTACTCAACCCCTCCTCAGTATTCATTACGGTCTGGTAATCTAGGTTAGTGATACGCCAGTGCTGAATGATCTCAGAGATATTCTTCAGGTTATGAGCACCACGGGTGGTGAAGTTTTGATTGGATGCAGTCTTAGAGAAGGAAGAGTTTTCAGTCAACCCGCTATAGCTACACTTATTAAGAATCCAAAAGAGCACAGCTTGGCGAAAAGTATCTGCGTTGGATATCTCTGCTTTAGCAGATACGAATAACTCTTTCGCTTTTTCTTCCGTGCTGTTTTCGACTTTGATATTGTAGAGAGTATCCGATAACTCATCGCCACGCTCTTGGAGCATCTTCCAAAAACTGTAGAGGTAGACATACTTATCATTAATCCATATGGGAACGTCAGGATACTTCTGAGAGAATAGCAGTGCTACACTCCCACCACCCACGAAGGGCTCACGAAATTCATTGATCTCACTTGGGAATTTCTCAAGCAACGTCTTTGCTACCCTTGATTTACCACCAGGATAACGGAGTGGAGTTTTCAAATACTTCATAGTATAGAGACGTGTAGTTGTGGCATATCAAATGGACCAGTATTAATGTTACCACAGGGGAATACATTAAATGAAATAGTCCAACGGTCATAGTTATCTAGTTGACGACCTGAGTAGTGTCGTAACCAGGAGGGAAAGAGAATAAGTTTATTCTCCTGTGCATCAACCTTTTCATTGATACCCCAATCACGCTCCATCATATCACCTTGGAAGACATCTAGTGTGTCGTATGTCCGAGGTGTAACAGGATCGTCAAAGAAGGTAGGAGCACCTGGAGTGAGGTAGTAGACAGCACTCAGATAGGACATTGGATGCCTGTGTAAGGGGTGTCCATACCCACTCCCTGCAGGTGCATGGTTAAACCACATAGAAGAGATCTCTAAGGCATCACAGTAGAGTTTATAGGCATACCTATACTCTGCCAGACAGTCCCAGAAGAATTGTCTCAACTCTGTGATAGGACCCTCCTCAAGTTTATGGAGATCAGGACGTGAAGTAATGACACCTTCAGGAAAGTTGGACTGCTGAGCAGGATACCCATCCATTGATTCAATCACACGTTGATTGAGAGTCTCGTCTGGTTGTTGATATGTCCTGCACACGACAGGAAACATATGTAATTCAGTCCCTTGCATAGTCACTAAGTTTCAGTGGTCCAAGATCATCATTCCATGATTCTACTTTGACTTTAGTCATAGGTTTACCCCAACCGCCTTGGTTAATACCCCCATCAGGATAGGTATTGAAAGCAATAGTATACCTATCAACATCATCATGATTGGGTAAACTAGCATGGATCATGTAACTAGGAAATACAACCAACCCACCTGGACCACCATGAAATGCCAACTCCATAGCGATTTTACCATCTAAATGGAAAGATCCCCACTCTCTCTGGAAGAGGGGGTCAACAAAGATTGTAGGAGCACCTTTAGTGAGGTAGAAGATACCACTCAGATAAGACATAGGATGTCTGTGAGCATCATGATGATGAGCAGAATTTGCTAGGGATCTATTTGCCCATGCCTTATTGACTGCCAGACGATCACAATCGTAACCAGCATCAAAGTGAATGGTATCCACACACTCCTGAAACCAGGACATGAGTGGTTTGAATACTTCCCTACGATGAATGTCATCGCTTGTTTTAACACCAGTAGGTTCGTTGTATGCTTTATACTCTACGTCTTGTAAAAGACCTAGAGTAGTGTCAACTAAAAATTGATCACAACGAAACTCATAACACTGGACAGGAAAGAAGTTTAGTGCTTCGTAATTTTGCCTCACATGTATCCCTCATATGGATTTGGTTTTGCCTCCAACAACACACCGTTAACCTTATTAATTAGATCTTCCATAGAGTAATGCAACTTACGGTATCCACTACCAACATAGAGTTGACCTAGCAGTACTGAAACAGTAGCAACACCCCAGAAGATGTAATAAAATTTGGACTTAACTTGTGCTCTCCTCTTTTCAATCATCACATGATCAGTTTTTTACTAGGGGTCTCAATGATACTAAACATTTGCTCAAACTGTTTGACTACTGCCTCTTGAGTGTCCAGAGGACCGAAGACAAGGTAGTCTTTGGGGACAGTCACAGGTGCATCACGTCCATTCAGGAGTGGTGCCCAAGGAGCAAACCCCAGTCTACCTTCTCCACTAGGGATAGCGACAATAGGGTTACAGAAGGTGACACTAAGTGCAGTGTCTTCGATCAGGTCTGCAACGACATCTTCGCCAGACCGCATACGGAATAGTTTTACATTCATTTGAATTCACATCTCATCATTAACTCAGTCAGGAATGCCACCATGTTGATCTCTTGGTCAACAACGAAAGCAGACTTATACTGATACTCAGAGATGACCAGCACTGCTTCAGGAATGGACTTTGGTTGGACATGGGTGTAGAGGTTGTCATAGATTTTTCTCATAATAGAAATAGGCTCGTTGTCCATATTCTGAGTCACCCACTTCTTCATGTTGGTAAACTCTTTTGTGCGAATATATCCCACGAGGTTGGTAATATTGATGTCATTGGAGACACCAAGGATACCTGTGTCAATCTTTCCCGAAGAAGAATACCGTTGCAACTCATTGAGTGTGCGACGGAAGTCAGGGAAATGTTTCTGGACCACCTCAGCGACAACCTTTGGCTCATAGTTGACGCCTTCACTATCTAGGATAGTTTTGACACGGTTGAAGAATGCTCCTGCCAGTGCTCGCTTCTCCTCACCTTTGAGGGAGAATTCAACAACAGAGCATCGTGAGTGTAGAGGGGAGATGATCTTGTTCTTGTAGTTACAAGTGAAGATAAATCTACAGTTACCTTGAAACTCTTCGATGCAAGCACGAAGAAGCATCTGCACATCAGGTGTGGTGTTATCTGCCTCATCAATAATGATGACCTTATGCTTAGCAGTAGAGGTCAAGGAGACTGTAGAGGCATACACTTTTGCCTGGTTACGTACGGTATCGAGGAAACGACCTTCGTCAGATCCGTTGATAACCAGACAGTCAGCACCTAACTCCTTACACAGTGCCTTAGCGATAGTAGTTTTACCAACACCAGCAGACCCTGAGAGTAAGAGATTAGGGATCTCACCCTGATCAAGGAAACCTTGAAAGATTTCCTTAGTGCTTCCTGGTAGAATGCACTCCTCAATAGTCTGAGGACGATACTTTTCTACCCAAAGAAACAGTTTGTTACTCATTTGTTAGGCTCGAGTGCGATGAAATAGTTGAGTGAAGAGTTGGAGAGACTGGAGAAGTTAGCGATGTTACGTCGTGAGAGACATACATGGTAACTACCAGGGAGCAGTTTCAGGTTCTCAACCTTGAAACAATAACAGAATGTCATACGCTCAGGTGTCATATTACCTGGGTCACTAAAGGTTACTTTCTTTAGTGGCAGGGAGAAGACATTGGACGTGTCATTCTTCTTGTCTTTCACGCAGATACTATACTCACCTTCATATCCATAGATGCAGAGATCTTCCACACCATAGACTTTAGATGCCTGCATCAGTTGCTCCAGGTCCTGCTGTGGCAGGTCAAAGAACAATTCAGGATCAGGGAGGTCAGGATTAAACTCAGGGACTCTGCCGATGATCTCAGGGTCACTGTAGTAGAAGGTGGTCTTACCCTTGGTGTCCTCATCATAGATCACAACCTTCTTGCTATCAGGATAGAAGAGAGTGGGAGTCTTGAAAAGTGACAGAGCACCGAGGAAGAGTGGCAGGTCATAGATTGCCATCTGCTCAGGGATTCCTTCACGGATGTCGCTTGCTGCGATGATATTCTTATTGACTGACATCGTTTCTACAAACTTACCAGGATCAATAAGAATAGACTTGTTGATAGCACTGAAATTGCGAAGCACCTCAATGGTTTGCTTGCTCAATTTAACAGTTTGTCTTGCTTCGGCTTGCATAGTTACTGGGGGTAAGTTTCTTTGATTGCTGATTCGTCACTGAAATGAATCAGTAACACAGCATAGTGTAGCACTTTCATAAGGTCACGTCTAGCGGTGCCTTTCTTGTCATAGCGAGAGGCATACTTCAGGATGTTACTCCTACAGAATGCCTCAGCGTCACCACAAGCATTGATGAGATCAAGGGTCTGCACACCTTCACCATTACCACTGGAATAGTGCTGCTGGTAGGTGGCGCAGATGTAGTCTTTCAACTCCTTGATGATCTCTTCTTCGTTATACTTGTTTGCCATAATATACAGAGATTATCTATAAAGGATATCAGAGATTGAGGGGATTGTCAACTGACACGTCAACGTCAGCATCGATCTTGTCATACAATTCGATGAATGATTGCTTGGTCTCGTCATCGAAACGATTGAGGCAGACCTTAATTGCCTTCACACGGTCAGAGAAGATGCTGTAAGCACGAATGATGTGGACAAGACGACGGGTGGAGATCACCTCATCGACACCACCATCCTTGAAAGTCTTACGGATGATGTCTGCCCATGCAACAAGGTTCTTGATGAAGTCATCATCGCAGCAATCCAACTCAGAGCAGTAGTTATTGAGCATCTTGATCTCAATAGCAGGAGCAGGATACTCTTGCTCAAAGGTCACAGGGAAACGCTCAAGGAATGCCTCATTGAGCACGTTGGTGCCGATGAAACGACCGTCATCGCTGCCTTTACCCTTAGTATTAGCAGTAGCAAAGACGTTGAAACCAGGGGCAGGTGTGACGTGGCGACCAATCTTCTTGAGGAAGACACCCTTACCTTCTAGTATGGACTGCAGGCAGAGGATTTTGTTGGATGCGAGATCGATCTCGTCAAGAAGGAGCACTGCTCCCCGCTCAAGGGCTTCAATAACTGGTCCATTGTGCCATACAGTATTGCCATCGACAAGACGGAAACCGCCAATAAGATCGTCTTCATCAGTTTCAACAGTAATGTTTACGCGGATCAACTCACGTCCGAGTTGAGCACAGGATTGCTCCACACCAAGGGTCTTACCGTTACCTGAGAGACCAGTGATGAATGTAGGGTAGAAGATCTTGGACTTAATGATCTTCTTAAGGTCTGTAGCGTTGCCAAAGGGAACGTAGTTGGCATCCTTAGAAGGAATGAGTGATTCACTGTGCTTCACGACAGTCTCAAGTTGTTGCTTGACTTCTTGCACAGACAGATTCCACTTACCAATACCTGCTTTGTATTCAGTGAGACGCTTCTTGACAGTAGCAAAGGAGCAGGAGAAGTGCTCAGCAGCACCAAGCAATTCTGTGGTGCCAACTTGCTCGCCGTGCTTGCTTTGAAGGTAGTCAACGATTTGATTGGTGGTCACAGGGTGTGGTGCGAATGTCATGTGTTTCTTTGTTGTGTATACAGTAATTATACACAGGTTGCGGTGGAGTAGTAGTCCACCCAGGACGGTTTGTGATCTGGCACACGCAGGTAGTTAGTCGCTACCCATGGTTTGCTTGCCACATACCGTTGGTATGCTTCGATAGTAGAGATACTATCATCAAACTTCCACTCGTCAGGCATAGCGCGAGCGAACGGAGTGTGGTCATCAGGACAACCATGCTGATACGTGACTGCAGCAACTACGAGTGATGACTGACAGGCATGTCTTTTACCGTATCTATATGTATATTCTTCACATAGAGAAATGCCATGCTGCATCAACCACTGAATGTTATCATCAGACTCTGCTACCCACTTGGTGCAAGGGTGATTACGAAATGCACCCTTCTCTGTAGCGTAAGGAGTCCCATCCTTCTTAAGAACAGGACCCTCATTGAGATACCACTTGCTGAATACAATGGCGAGCATTTGGCAACACTCTAGTGGCATCTTGACGATGTGCTTGTCTGGCAGACAAGTTGCTGCCAGGACAGGATCATCATCTACTGCAAAGATATTCATGCAATTTGGTTGATAAAGGACGCGAGGATCTTCTTGTTGTTGGACTTTGCCTTGAGAGTTTTCTTGAAGGCACGAGTAATCTGTGCTTTGGATGCAGACTCCTCTACATCAAACTCTACCTCCTCATTCAACTTGTTACTTTGGATTAGAAACAATTCTTGATAACCCATGATTGGAGCAGAGGTTGACTTGTGCTTCTTGAATACATCAGCAGCGGTCTTCCTCTGTGGTTGAGTGAGAGTATTAAAGTTTTGGATGATGTAATTGATGTCACGGGTGCTACCAAGACGGAAACCAGTGAAGTTACACTGTGGGAAACGACCCTTCATGTAACGTAGGAGAGTTTCAGTCATGTAGTTACCCCACCTTGGTGTGTTGTAGGTGCGACCCGTCTTGCGACAACGAATAGCGGACTGTGCAGGCATTGCAGAGCGATGGATCTTATCGTCATATGTAGACTTGACCCAGCATCCAGACCAGTTGCTCTCGCCATCAGACAGGATACTAACGTGGCACTTCTCAACACCATGCTTAGCAGTAAATGCAGGAATCAGAGTCTGTAGGCATATAATTGCCTCATTCAGAGGGGTGCCACCAAGCATAAGGTGAGGAGGGATGCAGTCAGGGACAGGACGATTCGCGAATGGATTGCGGTTACCATAGCGTTGCTCATACATCTGAGTCACACGGTAAATATCCCTAGCATAACGGTCAAAAGTGCTGTTATTAAGGGTGCTGTTGAGCAATTCTACAAGGTGGAAGTGCTTAGCAACATACAGGTCATTCTCCTTACCAACAGTCTCTTCATAGTCACGGAACTGAGCGTAGGATGCGTCATTTACGAAGGCATACACACTGAATGGGATGCCAGACTTGCGACAGAAGAAACACAATGACAACAGTTGCCTGTATGTGTCATGGATAACCTCTGCCATGGATCCAGACCAGTCAAGAAGGAAGATCAGACCGTGATTCTTGCCATCAGGACGGATTGTGACCTTCTTAAAGAGATCTTCGTTGTAAAGATACTGATGAAGTTTAGCAGTGTCAAGTACACCAGTCTTAGAGATAGACTCGCGAGCATGTGCTGCTGCAGACTTCTTCATCTCAAACTCTTTCTGAAGATATGACACCTCACGGGTGCAATCTCTCTTGAAAGTCTGGTAGTTTTGATCTGAAACACTCCAGTCAAGACTTGTGGATGGAGTGAGTGGGTGTGTCCACTCAGACCAGTATGCCTGTGCCGCGTCATTGACCAGTTTAGGGTCAATAATGACGTGATTTAGGTCAACATTAGGAATCTCAAGATACCTAGTCTCACTGTTACTGTTCTCAGTTGCAATGTCCTGCAGTGCTTCTTCAAGAGACTCATCAGTCATTGCACCTTCACCACCATCACGGTTGAATGAGGGTGTGTCAAGGTCTGCATCTTCCTGACCTTCATTATCACCGTCTTGCTCATCACCATCATCACCTCCAGAAGAAGGTCTCTCATCTTGTGCTTCCTGCTGGTCGCTACCACCACCAGAATTGTTGTCTACATCACTAATATCATCAATTTTTTGCTGATCTGCTTCTGCTTTTTCAAACTCTTTGATAGCGACAGCAGCATCGATAGCGTCTTGGAAAGACTCTGCCTCACCTACTGCATCGCGAAGAGGAATCTCTTCAGCAGAGAAGGGCATAAAGGCATTTGCACCCAATTTATAGTAAAGATTGATACGGTCAATCAGTTTGAGTGAGTTGGTGTTGATCTCCTTGACGCTGAAGAAATCATCCTCATGAAGTTGCTTGTATCCACCGTAGAAATCCTTGGAAATACCTGCAAATTTACGCTTCATCAACTTCTCAATGCGAGCATCCTCGGTCACATTGACATAAGACTTGGGGCAAGGAAGTCTCTCTAGAAGGTCACTGTCTGGGGTGAAGAGAGCGTGTCCTACTTCATGCGCTACCAGCAGGTTGAAGACAATTTCCTTAGCATTCCAGATAGGGAGGGTCAGGACACGAAGATGCACGTCAAAGGATGCTGTGCTGACTGCCTTGTGCTCTACAACGAGGTTTTCAGCGGCGAGTAATTTGGCAAGGGTGCCTTTGACTTCTTGTACGGTCATGCTTTCTTTGTGTATGCATCTATTATACACAGCCACACAGTCCCCGAAAGGGGGAAGGTGCCACTTTATAGACTGTCCTGCTTCATGGTCGAGAAATCACCCACCTTGTCAAAGGTGACCACACTATCAAACTTGTCCAGGAGGATGTCACCCTTGTGACTGATCACAAATAGGTTGGTCCTGTCGTCCATACCCCTTAGAATCTTCATCAATTCGTCTGTAGCAGCAGTATCAAGAGAAGAATCGAATACCTCGTCAAGGATGAGGAGATTGGTTGATGCAGAGTTTTTCATCTTGGCAATGTCACGCCAGCAGAACAGCAAAGACAGGTCAATTTTCTGCTTTTCACCCTCTGAAAACGATGCATAAGAGAACTCATCACGGCAACGAGACTTGATGACCTCATTGAATTCTTCGTCCAGTGTGAATCCAATAAAGAAGTCCATGAGTTGGAGATATTTATTGATTTGATTGTTAAAAATAGGCACAAACTTACTGATTACCTTACTTTTAATACCACTGTCCCTGAGCAGAGAGGATACAATTTTTAGGTTGTCAAACTCTTTACTGACACCAGCACAACGCTCTATATTTTCAGAGTATTCTGCCTCATATTCGTCTAATCTTACCCTCTCACCATCAATATCTGGGGTCTCTTTGTTTACCTCGGCCATGATGCTTTCATTCTCTCTAAGCAGTCGTGATACCTGCTTATCAATATTGATATTATCACTCTGCAATTCAATAATTGACTGCCCATAACCCTTCATGTCACGCAGTTTGTCATAGATGAGACTGACTTGCTCATCGATCTTTGTGTAACCTTCAGTATACTTGACACGACGTGACTCAGCGTCCACAAGTTGACGATGTTTGTGCTCTTCTTCTAGGTCTTGACTACATGTTGGACACTTATCATGCTTGGTATAGAACTTATGATCTTTATCTGCCTTGTTTTTATTCTGCTCGATCTTAGATCGCATGTCACGGAGACTATCATACTTCTCCTGCCATGAAGATTGGTCTGTAATACTCTCAGCAAGCGCACCCATCGAGTGATTGTTTTCTTCCTGACGCTTATTCAACCATACGATACTATCTTCGTTGTTATTAAACTTTGTGTGCAAACTTTTAATAACGCCATCCTGTAACTCAGTGAGTTTATGGATAGATGCACGTTGGTGATTCAATTTTGTCTCACAAATCTCCAGCGTGTGCTTACATGATGTGAAATTCTCCTTATTATCCTTGACTCTATCCTTCAGGATAGTATTCATCTTAGAAAAGATTTTGATGTCCAGCAGGTCTTCTACCACCTCTCTCCTATGTGTGGCAGGAAGTTGCATGAAAGGCACAAATGTGCTGCTACCTAGGATAACAACCTGTGTAAATGACTTATAGTTAAACTTAAGGATACTCTGCTCAAGATACTTCTGGTAGTCCTTCTGAGCAGCATCTTGATCAAGCAGTTGTCCGTTTCTAAGGACCTTAAAGATGCCTGGTTTGATGCCCCTGATGACATGGTAATTTACTTTACCAATAGAGAACTCAACCTCTACACAGCACTCCTTCTCATTGACGCTGTTGACCAGTTGAGACTTATTAATTTTACGAAAAGGTTTATTAAATAGCACAAAGCACAGGGCATCCAGCATAGTGGATTTACCTGCACCGTTAGACCCAATGACAAGTTGCGACTTAGATTCGTTAAGTGTCATTTCCGTAAAGGTATTACCTGTACTGAGGAAATTCTTCCAACGAATCTTTTCAAATACAATCATTCTTGTGGGGGCGGGATAACAAATTCATCAGCATCAATAATGGTAAAACGATACCCGTATTGATGACAGTTTTCTTTGACAGTATCTTCGTCTACCTCCGTGACCGAGAGGTCACGAGGGTATTCGTCTGCCTTCAGTAGCATATAATAGCGTTCGGCGTCGTCCTTGTCAACAAACAACTGGACAACGCGGTCTACTGCCACATCATCTCTGACAGCATAGACTCCACCTGATTTATTGTCAGTCAGGACAAACATTAGACCTCCAACGCTTCCACATATAGGGATTTTAAGATGCCAAAAATCTCATCGTGATTTTTATACTCTGAGACACATGATTCCAGGATAGAAAGAGTGTCTTCAACCTCAATCTCTTCATCAATTTCACCCAACTCTTGAGACATGTCTTCGACAATCTTCAAGTCTGCCAGGTCAACCTGCTGAAGCTTCCTTATGCACCGATCAAACTTAACTTGATCTTTCTCTTCTCCTACAACCAGTTTAACGTATGTCCCTTCCAACTGTGGGAAGGTAGAGACATCAATATCATCGGTGTAGTAGACCTTACTAAAAGTATTATAGGGATTTGCAACGAATTCCATTGACAAATCATCTGTATTTAGGACGTGGAATCCACGTTTATACCCATAATCATTCCAATACAGTTGATAAGGGTTACCCAGATACTGGATAGGACCTTGCTTACTCTTCATGTGATAGTGACCAGAGCATGTCAGGTCAAACTTCTCAAAGGGAGAGCGATCAATACCATGGTCCATCTTGAGACCAGGGATAACTTCAAACCCATTCAACTCAAGGTGTCCTAAGCATACAGATGCTTTAGATGCCTTGACCTTTTTCATGATATGGTCCTGGTTTTCAGGACAAATCCATGGTAGGAGGAGGAAACTTCTACTGCCAAACTTCTTAGCAGTAGGTTCTGTAATGATCTCGATGTTGTTGTAGTCACCTAGCAGCAGATCAGGTGCATTTACCTTGAGAGTATTCTTGTAATAGATGTCATGATTACCGATGAGCATAGACATACGGATGCCTCGCTCAGCAAGTGGATCAAACCACATCTCTCGTGCTGCTTCTAATGAATTAAAATTCACATACTTTCGACGATCAAAGGTATCACCTAAGCATAAGACCTGAGTGATACCTTCTCTGTCGATGTAAGGGAGGACTACATCGTGGTAAAATTTTCTATAAAGTTTTTGAAAGAATTGATTGTCATTTCTGACACCAAAGTGCTGATCAGTTATCAGTAGGATTTTCATTCCTTTTACCATTTTCTAGATCACGAAGTCGTTTGCGGTAGTAACCGCGCTCATTCTCATCACGGCAGGGATTGTCCCTCTGTTGGGCATCGTGAAGTTCGTCAAGTCCGTCTTTCTGTGTCATTAGAGTTTTACTCCAGCGGTTGCGTTTACTACTCGTGTGTATAGATGGAGAGTGTCATCTTGCAGACACTTCAGATGCCATCTTGTTGTTTGAAGGATACCTTCTTTGGTAGCACCAGTGAGAAAGTTTGCCCCTAGAGGATTCTTTAGCACACTGGTGTAGAGACCGTATCTGGTTTCCTTAATATAGAATGCATCATCAATCCATTCTACATCATCAGGGATGTTTTTCTCAATCGTGGGATTATCTCCCAACGATGAAGCAAGGGTGGACTTTGGCATGGAGTTAGTTACGCATGTTGGTTTCGATGCGACTCTTGATGGAATTCATGTCAGCGTGGTTGTCGTTGTCATCTGAGTGGAAGACCTGATCGTAACCGTTCTTCTCGATCAGTTTATCACGGATATCCATCTGACGCTTTTCCTTAGCAATTCGTCGCAAAAACGCATAGTAAACGATTTGCGTGAAATATGCAAATGGATTCTTGCTCTTGGCAGGATCGAAGTTATCGATATACTGGACGCAATTCTCTACACCATCGGAGATCATGTCCTCCTTATACATGTAGTTAATAAAATTAGGTCTGTATGACAGGTGGGTAGCAATCTTCAAGAAGCAATCACCTAGGTAATGAGTAATCCTAGGCTTCTCTTTATCTTGTATCTTGGCAATCTCAACTGCTTCTCGGTACTTAACGATCTCCACAAGAAACTTTTTGTTATCAACGTAGTGTTGTTTTTTCTTAGGAGGCATTAAAGTCATATTTAATTTTGCTCACAAATGCATTATAAAGGTTTGTATCCCATAAGTCAAGCTTGACAACTCTAAGAATAATCATTATACTCAACCATGTAAGGGTTGGAAACAATACTACTTAGAGTT